ACCTCTTCTACCTGGGCTAAAAAACATATATTCAATTTCTCGGATGATGAAATTAGAACTGACTTACTACAACAAAGATTGGAAAGAGCCATAGGTGAAGAATTGAAACAAACACCAACAGTAATTAGCAAAACAGGTTTATTCGACAATATAGATAAGCTTTATGGTCAGGCAAGTGGTGGTACAGTTACTTCATCTAACGAAACACCTATGAGTGGTGGTTTAGAACCTCTAAGCCCTGATTTTGGTGCTGAAGGGGGTGAAGAGCCTACGCCTCCGCCGCCACCTCCACCTGGAGGTGAAGGAGAAGCATCTGTAACTCCAGAATCAAAAATTGAAAGATTAAATATTTTGGTTGAAAATAATGTATTAGAAGGTCAAAGTTTCATAAACTTGAGTCAAGGGAGAGATTCTTTGGGAGAAATTGACAAAGAACTTGATAAGTTATTAAATCTCTAATATTTATATTCAAATTAAATAAAATTTTATATGACATTCGGTTTAATAAAGTCCATAATAGAAGAGAATCTCTTAGAGTCTTACAAAGATGAAAAATCATTCAAAAGAGCAATGAATGAGTTCAAACAAAATATTTTGAACAATAAAGATATTTCCAAAGTTTATGCTTTGTATGATGAACTTTCTAAACCACAAGGTCTGTCTGTAGACGATGCAAAAGACTACTTGTCTGAGGGAATTTCGGTAATTCAAAAGTTACTCGAAAAAATTAAGCTTCCAAAAGTTATTGGTGAGTCTAAGGTTATTAACAAATATAAACTTATTGATGACTTAGTTTACCTAAATAATGTTTCTAACTTATTCGAAAGAGTGGAAATAAAAAAACAAATTATTAAAAATTTACAAGGAAAATCAAAAATTTCTGAAGGTCACATCAATCTACCGATAAGTAGCATGGTTAAAATTGCAAATCAAACTATTAATAGTTATATCGATGGGTTAGATGAAGAATCAAAGAAAGAATTCTTTGAAATTATTAAAGAAGATAATTCTACCTTAGAAAGTAAATTTGTATCACTAAAGGAAATGGCGCTTGCAAAATTAGTACCTTTAGCAGAACTACAAAATGACAATGATACTAAAAATAAAATCGAAGAGACAATTAAAAAAATAGAAGAAGATACATTTAGTCAACTTAACTTTTTGAAGTTGAAAAAACTACATCAGTCTCTCTAAGAATTTTTAATTTTTTGTGTATAAACCGCTTTTAAAATCTGTTTTCTTTTGATTACAGATTTTTTTGTATACTCCTTTTTGTCATGCAATTTTTGTTGTTGCTTGGTTTTTATAACCTTAGACTTGAGTACTTTGAGGGCTCTTTCGATACTATCTTTTCCTTTTATTTCAACAATTAACATATATTACAAATATCGCGAATTATACAAAACTTTGACTAACAGTTTATAATGTGTTATGTTTATAAAAAAAATAAACTAAGTAATATGAAACTGAATGAAAAAAGGGAAAAGTGTGAAAATGAACTTGTCATCATCTTTTAAATCTATGTATGGTACGGTAGATTCTAAAAATTTGAAATCATTATATATAAACATACAATCTTGGGTTTTACCAAAAACAGAATTAGATAATTGGAACAGAGTTGTTTGTAACCTAAGTAGAGAACTAAAACACACAGTATTTGATTCCATAGATACTTCAGTTTTTGTAAAGAACACAATCGTCGATTTGGACCTGAGAACTAGTGGAATTTGTTCAGGAAAAAAATCATTTTTTAATTTAGAAATCAATCTTTTTTTAGAGAAACAAGTAGATTTCAAATCATCAGAATTAAAGGATTCAATCAAAAAAATTGTCAGAAACATCCAAAAAACAAACATAATTAACAACGACTATTTCGAATTTTCTATAACTAAAAAGTAAAAATCATAAACTATTCTTTAATTGAAATATTTATTTAAAAAATAGTTAATGGAAAAAAAATTAAGAATCCTCGAAGCCCACGAAGTAGGACATGGAATATTGATAGAAATGGATGCTGGATTTGTTTCTCCTGTTTCAGGTGAAAATCTAAAATTTATAAAAGAAGGTAAACAATTTGATTATAGAAACCCTTTCGAATTTTATGCGGTTCTACAAAAATACGACACACCAAATAGAAATGGTAGAACCTATTCTGAAAAGATTTTAAAGAGAGAATCAGAAAAATATAAGACATTAATCGAAAAGGGATTGGCTACTTCAGAATTAAATCACCCTGAGTCATCTCTGATTGATTTAGACAGGGTATCTCACGCAATAACTGATATATGGTGGGATAAAAATATCTTGATGGGAAAACTAAAATTATTAACTTCCCCAGGTTTTCATGAAAGAGGTATTGTGACGACAAAGGGAGATATTGCCGCAAATCTATTGAGACAAGGGGTTACTTTGGGTATATCATCAAGGGGTGTTGGTTCTCTGAAAAAGGTTGGAGACAGAAACGAAGTACAAGATGATTTTGAATTGATTTGTTTCGACTTAGTTTCTTCACCTTCTACACCTGGGGCATATCTTTTTGACGATGTTAGTGAAAGAGAAAAATATGACGAGAACTTGGATGAAGAAAGAAAGATTAGAATGGGTACGGAACCAAAACTTAACCAGTCTATTGATTTAATGAAAAAATTAACCGATTATTTGTCAAAATAATCAGTATGGATGAGAAATATTTTGTTGCGAAAGTAACATATGATTTACCTGATGATAATACAGGTAAAGTAAAAAAAATTAGAGAAGAAAAACTTGTTAAAGGTTATTCTGTAACAGATGTTGAAGCAAAAGTTACAAAAAAATATGAAAGTTTTTCTTATGATTGGAGAATAACTTCAGTTTCAGAAAGTAAAATTGATGAAGTTATCGAAGATTAAAAATTTAAAAGTGGTCAATTTCGACCACTTTTTTTATGCCCTGTAATTAATAATTTATTGAAAATAACCATTTAATACAAACTTTTTTAAACAATGGAACTATTTATTGTTTAAAATAGGAAAAACTATGCAAGAAAATAAGAATCTTGTTGAAGAGGCACTCATTCAAATGAAAAATGTTGAAGAAGCTATTGCCGAAAATGCAAAAGGAATACTTGCTTCTACTATGAAGGAAGAAATCAGCCAATTAGTAAAAGAATCTCTTTCTGAACAAGAAGAGTTGGATTTAGACGCAGATGTTGACATGGCATCGGCAGATGACGATGATGATACAGATGTATCTATTGACGCTGATATGACTTCTGACGACGACTCAGATGAAATGGAGGTAGATATGGATATGGATGTTGATTCTGATAATCCAATCGATTTATCTGATGCATCCGACGAGTTTATTTTGAAAGTATTTAAGTCTATGGGTGAAGATGACGGCATCATCGTAAAAAAAGACGGTGACGACATTCATTTAACTGACAACAATACTGACTCAGAATATCTTGTTAAAAACTTAGGTGAATCTGAAGAAGAAAATTATGAAAATATGGAATACAACGAACAAGAAGACGAAGATGTTCAAGACGTAATAGACGCTATTTTCTCAGACAGTTCTGACGTTTCTGATGATTCAGGTTCGGACGAAGTTATGGATGACGAAGATGAAGTTGTTTATGAAATTGAATTTACTGAAGACGATGATTCTGACGATGAAATCGAAGAGTCTGAAGAAATGGACGAATCTGATGATATGGATGAGTCTGAAGAAATGGACGAAGAAAATTGGCAGATGGACGAATCTTATAGTCATAAGAAGTCAAAAAAAGTAGAAACAAAAGAAAGTAAAATGTCCGTTAAACCTAAAGGTGTTGGAATGGGTAAAGCTAAATTCTCTTATAAGAAATCATCAGGTGGTTTCAGTGAGGACAAAAAAGAAGGTCCTAAAACTATGGGAACTGGCAAAGCTAAATTCGAATACAAGAAAGGTGAAAACATGGAAGGGGATAACAAAATTGTTAAGAAATCTGAAACAAAAGAAGCTGCTAGAACTTTAGGATTCGGTCCTAAAAAAGGAGCTTTGAGAAAAGGTATCACAAACAATAGAAATATGATGGAGTCCCTAGAAACAGAAGTTAGTTCTTTGAGAGAAAAGAATGAAGAGTACAGAAAGGCATTGAATGTATTTAGAGAAAAACTCAACGAAGTTGCAATTTTTAACTCTAATCTAGCATATGCTACAAGACTTTTCACTGAACACTCAACAACTAAAAAAGAAAAAATAAACATTCTTAGAAGATTCGACGATGTTGATTCACTTAAAGAGTCTAAAGGACTTTATAAAGTTATCAAAGAAGAATTGACTAAGACTGAAACAAAATCAATAAATGAATCTGTTGGTAACAAATTGACAAAATCTGTACAATCAGGTTCATCAACTACTTTAATCGAAAGTAAAACATATGAAAATCCTCAATTCATGAGAATTAAGGACTTGATTACTAAGATTAGGTAAAAAAATAAATAAACAAGAAAAAAATAAAATTCACAAAATGGGAGCTTTATTAGAATCAGGTCTTGTTGGTAACATCGGTCTTAAGCACCTTAAAGTTATCAAAGAAGACACAATCAGCAAATGGGATGGCCTAGGTTTCTTAGAGGGACTTAAAGGTCACATGAAAGAGAACGTGGCTCAACTTTATGAGAACCAAGCGTCTCACTTAATTAACGAAGCATCAACTACAGCAGACTCAGGTGCTTTCGAAACAGTTGTATTTCCAATTATCAGAAGAGTATTCTCTAAGTTATTGGCTAACGACATCGTATCTGTACAAGCAATGAACTTACCTATTGGTAAATTGTTCTATTTCGTACCTCAAATTCAGAATTACCAAAATGCTGCAAATCAGCACTACGCACCTTACGGAGCACCGAACGGTCCTTCTGACCCTAACTCAGGTTACGATTGGAACCAAGGAAGGGACCTTTATGATAGATTTTATGAAGGTAATGAACCAGCATTAGACCCTCCAGGTCTTTTTGATTATTCTAAAGGTCAGTTTTCTGCTATCACAGGTGATGCAGTAACTGCGGTTTGGAATAGTTCAACACTCAACCTTACTCCTTCTGGTTATACAGCAGGTGATGGTCCTGACGCAGGTGCTTATAGAAAGGTATTGATTGTTATGTCAGGTTTCGCTCAAGTAGCGGCTGGTAAGTTAATCGGTCCAGATGGTAACCCAATCGACAACGAATCTTTCTTGTCTGATTTGACTATCTACGGTTCTTCTGCAAACGCTTACACATCAGGTAACACATCTAACCCTTATCTTTTCAGAGTTGTAACTCAAAGATATGGTAAAGGTATCGTTCAGTATGGTAACAATAACGTTGAAGCTATATTCCCAGATTCGAAAACAGGTGGTGGATACTATGACAACATCTGTGACGTTAATGGACTTATCTATTTAGAGGTTGACCTTCAAGTACCATGTACTGTAGGACAAAATTCTCTTGATGGTTATTCTGGTTCAACTTTCGAATCTACAGCGGGAATCAACAACGCGTTTGTACCTGTTTACAGAATCTACAAGAATCTTGAATTCGAAGACAGAATTGGTGAGGTTTCTTTCGACCTTCAGTCTGTAACAGTTTCTGTAACTGAAAGAAAATTAAGAGCACAATGGTCACCAGAAATGGCACAAGACGTTGCAGCTTTCCACAACATCGACGCTGAAGCTGAATTGACAGCTTTATTGTCTGAGCAAGTTGCTGCTGAAATCGATAGAGAAATCTTGAGAGACCTTAGAAAAGGTGCAGCTTGGAACTTGAGATGGGACTACAACGGTTGGAAGAGATTAGGAAACCAAGCGGTTCCTTATACTCAGAAAGACTGGAACCAAACTCTTATCACTGCAATCAACCAAATTTCAGCTCAAATCCATAAGTCTACTCTTAGAGGTGGCGCTAACTGGATTGTTGTATCTTCTGAAATCAGTGCAATCTTTGATGACTTGGAGTATTTCCACGTTTCAAACGCAGCTCCTGAACAAGACCAATACAACATGGGTATCGAAAGAATCGGTACACTTGCAGGTAGATATCAAGTTTACAGAGACCCTTACTTCCCAGCTAACCAAGTTCTTCTTGGTCACAAAGGAACGTCTCTTCTTGACACTGGTTACATTTACGCACCATATGTACCTTTACAACTTACTCCAACAATGTACAATCCATTCAACTTCACACCTATCAAGGGTATCATGACAAGATACGCTAAGAAAATGGTTAACAACCGTTTCTATGGTAGAATCACAGTTGATGGTGTAAGAACATTCGATTTGAGAGAGTTGAGATAATATGGTCTGAACCAAAATATAAAGGGTCCCTTTTGGGACCCTTTTTTATTGTTCTAAATATTTATAATAAAAAATATGATTACTCAATCTTGGAATATTAATGAGGAAGAAAAAAATCGTATACTACGATTACATGAAAACGCAACTAAAAATCATTATCTAACAGAACAATTTCAAACAAAAAATGTAGTTGATTTCGGAAGTGTATTTCCTAGTGGAGAATATGAGTTGGGCTCTAAATTTTCCAATGAGGTGAATGATAAGGTTCAGGATATAGTAAGATTTATAAAAGGAAAAAATTTGAAGAG